CTATCCGCCATTACCTGATAGAGAAGTTGAGGAGATAGCAAAAAGCATAGGGCGCTATGAGCCGGAGGTTGAAGCATACCTACCGGAAATTGACGCAAATAATAATTGCCTACCGGATGTATCGAACCAAGCGATAGCCGCATTGATGGCGGCAAACAAAGAAGACCCACGTTTGTTTTTACATGCGGGGCCTGTGAGGATTGAAAAGAACGATCATGGCGACTTGGTTGCAGTCGAGATTGACGTTGATCGGATGCGCTACGAAATGGCGCGATGCGCTAATTGGTACATTATAGGAAAAGACGGCGTAAAAAGACGTAGCAAGCCGCCGCTTGATGTAGTGCGAGATGTGCTAGTTTCGCCGTTAAGGTTTCCTGTTTTAACTTCAATCGTTCACGTTCCTACCTTTGCGCCTGACGGAACGTTGCAGGATAAGCCGGGCTATCAACCGGCCACAAAGACGTATTATGTGCCACACAGCGGGCTGGTTATTCCTCGTGTGCCAAGTAAACCTGATAGGGGCGACATAGAAGGAGCTAAAACGTTTTTACTGGACGAATGGCTTGGCGACTTTCCTTTTGCGAGTGATGCGGATAGAGCGCATGCCTTAGCATTGCTATTATTGCCGTTTTGCCGATCTATGATTGACGGCCTAACGCCTTTGCATTTTGTGGAGGCAAGCGGACAGGGCGCAGGCAAAGGCTTATTGGCTAAAACATTGCTTAGCATATCATGCGATGGGGGAATTGGGATAATACCGCCGCCGAGGGATGAAGAAGAAATAAGGAAGGCTATAACGGCAAGACTGCGCGAAGGCAGGGCGGCCTTTTTGATTGATAACGTAACGCGGCTGGACTCGGCCGTTTTGTCGGCGGCGCTGACGGCTGATATATGGGACGACCGGCTTTTAGGACGCAATCAGACCGTGAGGCTCCCTATTAGGTGGGTATGGGCCGCGACCGGCAATAATGCAATCGTGAGCACCGATATAGCTAGGCGAGCTATAAGAATTAGGCTAACACCGGAGGACGAAAGGCCTTGGTTGCGTAGAGACTTTAGGCATCCTGAGTTGTCGGCGTGGACGGCAAAACACAGGGGCGAGCTTATATATGCGGCATTAACGCTTATCCAAGCTTGGGTGGCGGCCGGCAGGCCGGAGGCCGACGTTACGCCGTTAGGATCTTTTGAAAACTGGACGCGTGTCATGGGTGGGATATTACAACATGCCGGCGTTCCGGGGTTTTTGGGAAACATCCTTGAATTCTACGAACTTGCCGACAGTGAGAGCGCGGTTTGGCGCGAATTCCTCGAGGTTTGGTGGCAAAGGTATGGAGACAAAAAAGTGAAAGTATCGGAGCTTTTTCCACTTGCCTTGGAGATAGAAAACTTTGACTTAGGCAAGGGGGCGACTGAAAGGGCGCAAAAAATAACATTCGGCAGAAAGATTGCCGCTATGAGGGACAGAATATTTAACGGTAAAAAAATTTGTAGCGCAGGGATTGAACACAAAACAACGTGCTGGCGGCTTGTTTTAATTAAGCAGCGCGAAGAATATCCCCCTAACGCAAATTACAAGAATTGAGTAACCGCAAGGGGTTTTGGCATATTGGGGGGGATATAGGGGGATATAGGGGGATATTCCTATACTGGCGAAATTTCAAAACATCGTGAATATAATAACATAGTTTTGAAATATAACTAGTGGGGAAATATCCCCTAATATCCCCCACATCCCCCCAATGGGTGGTAAGAATTAAGTAATAGCAAGGGTTTTTGCGATGGGGATATAGGGGGATATTCTATAAAATAATAAGTTAGGATACTAAAGAAAAGGTGCATATCTTATCTTTTTCGCAAGGTAACGTAAAAAGATACACACACATACACCTTAAAGGTGAAATAGAAAGTAGGGGGATTTTATCGTCACTATCGTCACTATCGTCACTTTTATATATAGATAGAACATAGGGGGAAATTGCTGTCATTGCTGTCATGCTGTCATAAAAAGGGAGGTTGAAGATGAGCAGGACAAAGCAGGCTGAAATAAGCAGGCTAATCTTAGATTACGTAAAGCAACACGGCTCGGTAACGTTTATAGATTTACAAAAACATATGGAGAAATTTATTGATCCATACGGCAAATACGCCATGGAGTACGAGCCTAACGCCACAATTTGGTTTTACATGAGCAAAGAGTTTGCGGAGGCAATACAAAGTTTGCTGGACGAAGGAACGCTTAGGCTTATCTACTCATCGGAGCTTGAATACTTAAAGGCCGGCGTAATCGTAACGCTACCGGTTGCGGGAAAGAGGCCGCCAAGGCGAGGATACAAAAAACGTCGATGGATGCCGCTTGCATTGGAGATAAACGATAAAAAGGAGAAGAAAGGATGAAAAGAGACAGGATAACGTGTCCAGAGTGCGGCAATGACTTGGGGCCTAGGCAACCATTGCCGCGAACGCTGACGCTATGCAAGCGTTGTAATCTTTGGGTCGATAACCAAGGCCGGCCGCAACCGCGGCATATAAGCGAGATATTGCCTAAGGTGATGGCTGGCCTTGCGGCGAAACATGAGAAGGCAAAAAGAAAGAGAGCTAAGGCGGCGTGATGGGGAGGGAGGGGGGTCGAAATTTACGGAAGGCGACCGCTGTGGAACGGCCGCGAGGCCTCGCGCAAGTCAAAGCGAGCAAAAAAAGTAAACGCAAGGAGGGCATAATATGCAGGGCGGACACAATAAAAAGTTAATGAGTAGCGAAGATTACATGGCTAAAGTCATGCGAGAAGTTTGGGGTGGCGACGAAAAGAGGATCGATAAAGAAGCCTTGGAAAAAATTTTAGAGGCGTTGCCGGCTCCGAACTGGATCGGTGAATACGGAAAACAGCTTTGGAACGAGATTTTACCGCGCTTGGTGGCTTTCGAGGTGCTAAAGAAAAACGACCTACCGATCTTTGAGGCTCTTTGTAGCAATTACGACCTTTACCGCCGCGCTGACGACGAAATAAAGGCGCAGGGCCTCGTCGTCCAAGGCGACCGCGGCATATTAAAGAAAAATCCGGCCGTCGAAATTCGAGAAAAGGCGTGGAAAAGTTTTTTATCCGCGGCCGAGCATTTTGGCTTAACGCCGCTTGCACGCTCGAGACTGCAAGTCATTCCGAGCGAAGGAGATGACGAATTTGGCGACCTTATAGACTAAACACAGAGACCTTAACCGAAATGGTGAGGTCTCTTTTTTTTAATCAAAAATAACTTTCGTTCATCGTTGACAAGGTTTAGAGATGCCATATAATTAATATAGGATACTTAAAAAAAACTTAGAGATGCTTACAATTGACCTAGAAAAAACCAACATAGAAGGAATAAAAGGGAGGAAATAACATGAATAAGAAACCTTTACCGCCTGTGCCTCGCAACGAATGGCCTGAATTACTAACAGCGCAAGATTTGGCCGACTTGATGCGCGGCTACTTTGGCATTAACCGGGCGTATGCACTCTTTCAGTCGGGGATTATTCCAGTCCAGAAGATAGGGCCGGCGAATATTATCTCCGCGGCCGACTTTTTCACGTGGTTCGACGGATCGGATATTTGGGAGAAATGCATAAAAACAGTCGATGCACTTTGGGACGAGACCGAGGAATATATCACGGTAAAAATTCCGGTCGATAGCATAAAAAAACTACCTGACGAGGTTAAAAAATTGCTGAAAAAATAAAGTTTCGCGTTGCCTCCTCCAACGCGAATTGGCTCTTTTCTCTAGCAATTCTTTTCGTGCCGATTGACATCGGCGCGCCGTCCTGAGCCGGACGGATCTTATCTGCCATAGCCGGGGGCGGCGTCATCTCCGCCTCCGGCGAAAACAACGAAAGCGCGCAACACACGCCGGAGCATGAACGACAAGCGCGTGGATACGCCGAAGCAAGCAATGAGGAACGCGCGATAACGCCGGAGCTAAAACGCAGGGCGCGATACATGGACGAAGCATGAACGCCACGCCTAAAGGCCGGAGAAAGGGAGGAAAAACAAAAAACAAGAGGTGGTTTTGATGGATAAAGTGAAACAGCTTTTAGAACAGAGAGCTAACATTTGGGAACAAGCAAAAGCTCTCGTCGACAAAGCGGAAAGAGAAAACAGAGACTTTACAGCAAGAGAACAGGAGGAATACCAAAAAATGCTTGACGAAATGGACGCGCTCGCACAGAGGGCAAAGAGGCTCGAGGAGCAGGGCGGCGAGGATAGGGAATTGGATAAGCCGATAAATTCTTTTAAGACGCTATTTGCGAACGAGGCCGGCACAAAGAAGGGCCTTTACCGAAGCCTTTTTGGCGAGCCGAAAAAGTCAGAGTGGAAGCACTTTGGCGAGTTTGCGCAGGTTGTGTTAACGAACGCGACCGACAGCCGCGCCATTAGGGCGGCACAAGTGGAGGGCATCGGAAGCGCGGGCGGCTTTGTGGTGCCTGACCAGTATGTTGCGACTTGGCTGGACTCCGCGCTTGAGGACGAGATCGTTCGACCTTTGGCGACGGTTTATCCGATGACGACAAAGACCGCTTACGTGCCGGGGTGGGACTCTTTCGACCGTAGCGGCGGCAGTTTGTATGGCGGATTAAAGCTTGAGATGGTATCAGAAGGCGACCCGGCCGGCAAGCAGGCCGCAAGGGTAAGGGCTATCGAGCTTACCGCCAAGACGGGCGTGATCTACGTTGACGTGTCGAGTGAACTGGCCGAAGATGTATACATATTCGGCCGGGCATTGGAAAACGCTTTGCGCGGAGCGATCGCGTACGGATTAGATACGCAGTTCATCGCCGGCAAGGGCGGCGCGGAAGCGTTAGGGATACTTAACGCGGACTGTGCTATCGAGGTTACCGGCACGGGCGCAAGCGGCGGCGCGGTGCAATACGAACATATCGTAAAGATGTTTGGAAGGATGCATCCGGCCGGGCGCAAGCGTTGCGTATGGCTTGCCAACAACGACTTGCTGGAGAAGTTGCTAAACGTATACATACCGACCACAGAGGGCAACGTTATCTTTCCTATGCAGTTAGACGGTCGCGGAGGATATACGATGTTAGGCCGACCGGTCATATTCACCGACATTTTACCGGCCGTTGGCGAGGGCGGCGACTTGGTATTGGTCGACTTCAGTCAATACGCGGTCGGCTTGCGCCGTGAAGTTACCTTGGAGCGTTCCAACGCTCCGGGCTGGTCAGAGCGGCTTATAAGCTTTAGGGCGACCATACGCTTTGACGGGCAACCGACATGGCCGTCTCCGCTTAGGCCTCAAAATGGACAGGAGCTTTCGCCGATCGTGAAGATCGAAGCGAGAGCATAAGAGGTGATAGAGAGATGAAATTCATACCTGAAGATGTAATCCCGATCGTAGGTGCCGCGCCGGCCACGACTAACGGTGGCGTAACGGCAAGCTATATAAGCTTAAAGAACGCGCATAAAGCGTGGATAGTAGTTACCTTGAAACAGGCAGTCGGCCACGCAACCGCGATAACGCCGAAGCAGGCGACCGCCGTTGCCGGCACCGGCGCCAAGGGCTTTGAAAAGGACTTGGAGATTTGGGCGAACGAGGACGTCGCGACATCGGACGTATTAGTCCAGAAGGCCGCCGCTAAGAGCTACACCGTGGCGAACACCGCCAAGAACAAGTTGGTCGTATTTGCAATAGACCCGGCAAAGCTTGATACCGCGAACGGCTATGACTGCATCGGCGTCTCGATCGCCGACAGCACGCAAGCTACCAACTTGGCAAGCGTTCTTTACTTGATAGAGCCGAGATATTTGGGCGGCGAAGTTTCGGTAATCAAAGATTAACCGTTAACTGGCGTGGTTAACTTGCTAGGAGGGGGGCCGTTCGGCCTCTCTCCGCTAAAAAGGGCGCTCTAGGAGCGCCTAGAACAGGGCTAACTTGGGCAACAAGGCATGTTTATACCTACTAAGTTTTGATAATTTGACCTTGGGGCGCAAGGAGAAAGTGAACAAGAGACATAACCGAAGTTTACGAAAAAAACGGTTATTTATATGAGAAAAAAGAGAAGACACCGAACGGAGGCGGCAAGGACGCATGAAAAAGGCGATAGGTTACACGAGGATAAGCAAAGACGGCCGGCTTTCGGATAGCGTCTCTCTCGAGATGCAGGAGCAACGCATTGCCGACTATTGCAGATTGATGGGCCTTGAGGTTGTCGAAATGATCAAGGAAAACGGAATATCGGCGGCAATTCCGCTTAGCGAGCGGCCGGGCGGAAAGAGATTAACCGACTTGATAAAGAGCAAGCAGGCGGGCCATGTGGTGGCTCTTAAGTTAGATAGGCTCTTTCGCAACGCCGAAGACGCGGCAAGGCAGACGCGCGAATGGGACAAGCTTGGCGCGGTACTGCATTTGGTCGATATGGGCGGCGCCACGATCAACACCGGCACGGCCGTCGGCCGGTTGTTTTTTAACTTGCTGGCCGGCTTTGCGGAGTTTGAACGAAACATGATCAAGGAGAGGACGTCAGAGGCCTTGCAGTTTAAGAAGAAAAACGGGCAGGTTTACGGTGAGATACCATACGGTTTCAATAGGGTCGGCGACTCGTTGGTCGTTAACGAAAAAGAACAAGAAATTATAGAAAAGATAATAACTTGGCGTGAACGAGGGTGGCCGTCTACAAAAATCGCGGAAGAACTTAACAAGCGCAATGTGCCGGCGAAAAAGGGCGGGCAATGGTGGCCGCAGGTGATACGCGAAATTTTGAAAAACAACACTCAATATATATAAGGTACTCGAGGCCTAATTTAATGTGATAAAAAGGGCATCCAGGCCTTTGTAAGGGCATATAAGCGCATGTTATCATATGCAAAAACATGGGGGGCGATTAAATGGAGAAGGAAAATAGATTACTAACTATCAACGAGGCAGCCGAAATGCTGGCCGTTACGCCAAGGGCCGTTTACGAATGGATAAGAAACGGGAAACTGCAAGGCGTGAAAATCGGTGTTTTGTGGCGGATTAGGCCAGAAGACTTGGAGGCGTTTATCGAACGAGGAAAAGCTTACAAAAAAAGGGAGATGGGTAAGGGATGACACGGAAAGAAAAACTATTGGCAAGCGGCAACAAGATTTTATGGGAGCGTGGAGACGATGAGGTTTTTCTTATAGAAGACGCCGGGGATGTTTGGTTTATCAACTTTTACGAAAACAACGACGGAAAAAGACTGGTAGATGCATTTTACATTAACGACCCGGATGACTTCGACCCGGAAGCATTTGATTTTATTAACGGGGTGCCGGACAACACCGAGCCGGAGAATGAATTTTGGGCATAAAAAAAGGCCGCGAGCAGGCGGCCGGAAAGGAGATACACGGTTATGCATAGTATAACACAAGATCGAACAAAAATAACAGAATACGCAAAGAAATATTACGATTTAGGCCTTTCAATAATCCCGGTAAGCACCGAGAAAACGCCGCTTATCGAATGGAAAAAATATCAAAAAGAGAGACCAAGGCTAAGTGAGATCGCTACTTGGTTTAATTCATCGTTCTTTACCGGTGCCGGCATAGCGATCGTAACCGGTGAGGTATCCGGCGTGGTTGTCGTTGATTTTGACGGAGAAGAAGGCCTTGCAATGATGAAAAAACTCGATATCGGCGAGACGCCTATCGTAAAGACAGGAAAAGGCTATCACGTCTACTACAAGCATCCGGGGTTTACTTGCAGGAACTTTGCGAGGAAGCGGCCGGGACTGGACTTTAGGGGCGATGGCGGTTGCGCCGTTGCGCCGCCGAGCGCACATCCGAGCGGCAAATATTACGAGTGGATCAAGGCACCTTGGGAGGTGGAATTTGCGCCTTGTCCGGCTTGGCTGATCGAGATGCTGAACGAGAAGCCTAAAGGGATCGCTGACGGAAATCAAGAGGATGTAATCCCGGAGGGACAACGCAATGCGCTTTTAACCTCGCTTGCCGGCTCCATGCGCCGCCGCGGCATGACTCCAGAGGCCATAGCGGCGGCGTTGAAGGTTGAAAATCAAAATCGTTGCTATCCGCCATTACCTGATAGAGAAGTTGAGGAGATAGCAAAAAGCATAGGGCGCTATGAGCCGGAGGTTGAAGCATACCTACCGGAAATTGACGCAAATAATAATTGCCTACCGGATGTATC